TGGTTAGCTGCTTGGGAAAACACAGCAGGGTTGGCCGCAGTCACCCCCGCCAAGGCGCGCAGACCCCCTGTAGAAACACAGCTGATTGCGTCCTCCGAAACTATAGATTCTTCGCCAGACTCGGCAACCGCAGTGATTCTATACCTGCACGCGTCGTCTATGGTTGTCCCAACGAACGCTGCGAGAGGGGTTAGTTCGTGACCATAAGCAGTAGCGTAATCACTACCGCCCAGATAAGGATTCTCCGACCCAGGTGGGTCAATCTGCGAAGCAAAGCTCACTGACGCGTACGTCCACGAGTTGTCGCTCACGTAGGTGAGTTCCTTCGGGTACGATCCTTCGACCTGCAGCGTCAATGTCAGTTCGGATTGTGACGTGCGCATCGACGCGAGATCTGCTTCGGAAATCGTCGTTGTGATTTTGTACACGCGGCCGAAGTAGGAACCTGTCGGCGCGGTCGTGTCGCCGGTGCTGGCCCACAGCGGCTCAACCGTTGCCGTGTCGTTCGCGATGGTGGTGGTCGACACCGCAGTAACCTTGTAGATGTCGTCCTCAGACGTCGCCGTCGTGACGCCGGTGCCTGTCGCCTTGCCGATGTAATCGCCCACAGAAAATCCGTGAGCTGCAGTGAACTTGATCGCCGATGCAGTGATCGACGATACGGTCTTTGGCGTCTCGACAACCGGAACGCCCGACTTGAAGAACCAGATCCCGTTCGTGAAGAACGCCAGCGCGAACGACGTGTCGCTGTCCTTCTCGAAGTCGATGACAACCGGAGCGCTGACGCTCAACGGCAATTTGCAGATGTACTCAAACCCAGGTCGCTTGGTCACAGCGCCTGACGGCTTCACGACGAAGTTCTCGCACTTCTTCAGTCCGCTCTGGTACGGGCCGAGATCCGCACGGCCGAACATCTCAGGCGATACAACACCGCCCGCGAAGCTGCGAGTGACAGTCTGAGTCTTGCTCATCGTGCAGCCACTCCTGCCGGTGTGTAGTTACTCTGGCGCTGGTCGCTCGTCATGTTCGACGACGTTGCTGCAGACAGCGACGCAGCGTATTGCTCCATGCACCAGGTTTTGATCATCTTGTCATCTGTGATGAATCCGGCCAGGTAGCCAGCCATCAACCACGACAACGCCTCACACCCACCGGCCGAGTACGAGTTGGGGTCGACGTTGAGGTATGTGTACTTGAGGATCGGCTCTTCGATCGTCGTGAACAGAACGCCCGCTTCAACGTGAAACGGAATTGCGTTCGAATCTTCGTCGGTCGCACCGACAGGAATGACAGCACGAGCGCGCACAAGGTCGCTCGGCAATGCGAATGCGTAGGGGAATTGCCCGCTCTCAACCGTCGGCGTCACTGCAGCCAGCGCAACGCGCTTTCCTGCGAACGTCCACGCGCGGTCCTCGAGCATCTTCTTGCGCGCCATCGGGAAGAACGTCGCGCACTTTGCGGAATGAGCCCAGCCGTCCGGCGGCACAATGCTCGTAACTTTCCCCTGCTGACCGAGGTGGCCGAGCGCGAGGTTGCAGATATCGACGTCGGTCGTCATGGTTCACCTCAAAGAAAAGGGGGACACGCAGGTCCCCCTTTTCGTTTCGCTTTGGGGCAGGTCCGGTTACACCAGGTCCTGGTCCGTCTCGAGTTCCAGCGGCGCCTGCGGCTCGGGAGCCACTTCAACCGCCTTCACCCGCTTTACTTCTTCGGCCCACTTCGGAACCTTCTCGCCGACGATTTCAACAATCTCGCCAGCGCGACGGCGACGACCTTCATGGAAACCGACACAACCCTGCTTAACTTTGCAGCGCATGTGTCAGTCCTCAGATGGCGTCAGCGAAGGACTTCTAGGTCACCGGGTCGTTCGTCAGGTAGGCGTTGATCGCGCCGGCCGTGACGGTCGTGGTACCGATGGTTGCCAGAATACCGAGGTAGCGCTCGTACTGACCCTTCGGCAGCTCGACACGGGCGATGTACTCACCTGCGTTGAGAGCCGTGGAGTTGGCAGCCGAGTCGTCGGTGATCAGAATCGCCGATGCGTAGTGCTGGGTGCAGTCTGCAACAACACCTGCACCAAGCGTCGCCAGCGAATCCGACACCAGGAAGAACTGAATCGTGCCGGCGCTGCCGCCGGTGATGACTTCAGTTGCCGTGCTGATGACGAGGTAGACGCTGTCGACGTCATTGACGCCGTCAGTGCCGAGGTCGATCACGTTGCCGATGAGCGCAGTGCCCGCGCCAGCGGCGACAGACGTTGCGTCAGCGAACTCATTGCGAGAGTCAAAGATCATGTTCGTATCTCCTGGATGCCGACGCCGATTAGGCGACCGCGGTTTCGGTGTTGAGCAGCGCGTCGCAGCGACGAACCGGAATGCCGTCGAAGGTGATGACCTTCTTGCCGGCGACGTCTTCCATCGTCAGCGTGGAGGCAGCAACCTTGTTGGCAATCTGGCGACGCAGGAACGAACGCGCTTTCCGGTTCATGTAGAAGGCCGGGCGGCCCATCTGCACGTTCGGGATCAGCTCGATTGCCTGCGACATCAGGTCGATCAGATCCGGGCCAGTTGCGGCGCCCTTGGTGAGATCTTCCTGGTCGTACTGGATGCGAACGATGTAGCGCCAGTCGCGAACCGAGAGACCGCAGTCCCAACGGTAGTGCGAGCGGTAGCCTTCCATCCGGCCGCCAGCACCGTCGATGTTCTCGATGGTGACCTGGCCCTTGTTCTCCATCGCCAGGCCAGCCTTGCTGCCCTTCGGATAGATACAGTGGACGGTGTTCGGACCCCAGACGATGAGCCAGATCGACGCGTTGTCGCTGCCGTCGATGCTCGCGTTCTGGACGATGTTGTCGGCGTTCGCTGCGGACAGCGAGTTGAAGCGCGGAGAGAAGCCGGTAAAGGCTTCCGGTTCCGTACCTTCGTTGCCGTAGAACAGCGTGGAGGCGAACTCCTGGTTCATACCTTCAACGTGCGCGCGGTCTTCCGACATGCGGAACGCATCGGTGTTGCCGTTCAGATCGGCAAGAGCCTTGTCGACTTCCGCGTACGCTTCGAGCATACCGCAGTTGTCAGTGACCTGAGCGGTGGTGCTCTTCGTCGGCTGAACGCCGCCGTAGATTTTGCGCCAGGTCGGTGCCGGCAGGCCGGTGCGGACGGTGGTCTTGTGACCGGTCGGCAGGTTGCCTTCGATCCAGACGGCGTCGTCCAGGATCTCGTTGGTCATCGTCAACATTTCAACGATGGTGTCGACCTTACCGTTCGGGTCGAGGCGTTTTGCCACGTCCAGAAGGGTCGGGTGAGTTGCGGCGAGAGTGGTCATGATGTTTTCTCCGGGTTACTTGGTGCCGTAGAGGACGCTTTCCGGTGCGGGTTTCGCCACACCGTTCTGTTGCACACCACCAACAAGGCGATCCTCGCTGATGGCTTTTCCGATGCGGATGAATGCTTTCACAAACGCGGGGTTGTCGCCCCAACCGCTTGCATCAAACACTTCCCGCAGTTCGGGTGCGAAGGTATCGATGGCCCGCGCCGCGTAACCCATGTTTTCCGCGAGTGCTTTGCCGCCGACCTCGGGGTCCGCTGCAACCTCTTCGCGCCACGTTTTACGCTGATTCGCCCACGCTTCTGCCTTTGCTGACTCATTCGATTCAATGAGTTTTGCGCCGATGTCTGCGTACTTCTGGGCGGTCTCTTGTGTCAGGCCCTGCTCCTTCGCGAAGGTCTCGAACTCAGAAGCAACCGCCTCGTTGAGTTCGTAGCCCTCGGGCATCTTCAATTCGTACTTCTCGGGCACCACCGGCGCCTTCGTTTCGGTCTTGTCGCCGCCCTCGCCGTCTGCAGGTTTTTGCGTTTCCGCATCAACCTGCTTGTCGGCTCCCTCCGCGGATTTCTCCGCATCGGTTTGCACCGGGGCTTTCGCCTCGGCGTCCTGCGTGGCCACTTCCGTTTTACCGGCGGCAGACAGCAAAGATTCTTCTACACTCACTTGTTTTGCTCCTTGAGCATGTTGGTGTACGCCATCGGGTCCGCCTCACTGACGTCTGCCAGGATGATCAGACCAAACTCCCTTCGCCCTTCCGCCTTGGCCATGACGGCCAGGTCGCTGCTGAATGAGGATCGGTAAACTCCCGCAATCCCCAACATCCGCCAGATGAACCTACGTCCGGCGGCCGTCTTGATGATCGCCAACACATCGGCGATCTCCTGTTGTCGCTGCAGAACTTCCTTGTTCCGCTGGGCAATTTGATCGATTTCCTGCCCAGCAATATCAAACGGGTCTTGTTCCATAATCGAACATTACCCGCGGCCGTCGTCGTTATGAATAGTCGCGCGCTCGGCCCACACTTCGATCTCGGCGCATTTCCAGGCGATGAACCCGCTGCAGACGAACAGAGCACCACAAAGAATCCTGGCCAACGTACCGACGGTGATCGCCAAGCTGCTGACAGCCCGGATCAGCCAGAACTTCACGGGTACTTTTTCCAGTTCAGTTCGAAGTGAGGCCCGTCGACAAACGCCTTGGCGCCGGACTTCTTGCGACGGACCACGTAGTCGCCGCTGCCGGACTCAGGGTCGTTCAGCTCGGTGATCAGGCGATCCCAGCATCCGCCCCAGGTCACTGCGATGTTCAGCTCGGCCGCGGCCTGCTTCATGCAGATCGCCACCCGGAAGGACAGCGGCCAGTTGTAGAGTTCCTCCATCTCGACCTTGCCGTCCTTGTCGATGTCGAGCACCGGCAGCAGGTCGACGGCGTGGCCGGTGATGTGTCGG